GGCGTAGCTCAAATGTACGCAAAAACCTATTTGCAAAACCAAGTCTGGAAGTAAAAAAAATCGTGAGTCTATGAGCCTTGGCAGAGACCTGAGAATACTACGCCGCAACGAAAACATTAGAGGCAAGTTCAATAAACTTGCCTCCAAGAAAATATATCGCATAGATTATATTTTGCAACTCATCAGCGAGGAAACCGGCTTGCACCCCGAGTACATCAGAACAATCATCAAGGAAGTAAACACAACCGAAATACGCATCAGAAGACAAGGCGTACAAATCAAGATGTTTGAGGAGTGAGTTTAAAGTCCGATTTCCGCCGACTTGCACCCCGAACTTATCCCAGTTCCCGACTCTTTTTGATTTGTATTTGGTTATCAAGGCAACGTGAAGGTCTCCTTTTAAAAGCCCTTCCTTTGGAGGGGGCTTTTAGACGAGGCTAAATCTCCTCTAATTTCCGTTTCAAAAGAGTTTCAATCTTGGTTTTGAGGCTTTTTTCCATTCCCAAGAATTGGCGTTTGGGCATGCCTGCTTCGCCTTCGTTGTGTCTGCGGGCGTAGGGCGTGTTGCTGTAAAACACAATTTTACTGCCTTCTGTCTTGTATTTGAGGCTTCTGGAAAGAATGCCCTTGCCTACGAGTGTGGCACGGGTGGCATCTCTTGGGCTAAAACCCTTGAGATAGCCTTTGCGTTTTTTGAGGTTCTTGCCGTTTTTATCAACAACCTTGTATTTTTTAGGGCCTTCGGTTTTACGCTTCGGCTGCTCCCAACTTTGCCCCTCCCATTTGCCGTTACCTTCTACAAACTTATCTTTGTAGTGGTTTAAAGCCGTTACGGCTACTTCTTTGAGGAGGTTTTTTTTGAGGTTTTTGAGTTTGGTGGCGAGGGCGTAGAGCTTGTTCATTTTTGTTTTTAATCAAATTTTCGCAATCCGCAGGGATAGGTTGCGACCTGTCCCTGCTTATTTCATTCATTAGGAAATATTTTTTTAAAAAGCTCTGGGTTTGTTTCTTTGAGGAATTTTTTACCGCTTTCTTCTATAAGTTTTTCTCTTTCTTCGCTCATTGTAGGAGTATTTTTCATAACCTCTTGCCCCTCTTCGGTGTATAACCGAGTATAGAACTTTCCATTAACTATTACCAATTCGCCGTTTACGAAGGCTGTTTTACTATCCACGCTAATCAATTTTTCTTCTTTCATAATTGATGTTTTTTTCTTTGAAAAACCATGTCCATGTTTTATGGGATATTTCTTGCTCTTTTTCGCTAGCGTAAATCAAGCCTTGCGTAATATCTTTGTGTGTAGCCTGTTCCGACAAACTTCTAATTTCTTCCAGCAGAGCCTTATCATCTTCATTTTTATGCAAATCAACGCCCCATTTATCACCATTTCGCTCTACAATGTAGGTATATTTTGGCGAAACCACAATCATTTTTTTGGCATTGTAACGTGTCGCTGCCAGTATATCGGGCAAAGAAAAAGACCAGCTATTAGGGTGATTATGGATAACGGTCGCATTTTTCAGTCTAAAAAGCTGTTCTTCGGGTGGGTTTGTGTAGTTTTCTTCGCCTTTGTAGCGTGCTACCTGCTCGCCCTTGTCGTTGAAGATATACAAATGTCCTTTGTCTTTATTTTTAATAAATTGCATCACATCCTCTGGTGTTTTGTTATCGGGTTTGAGGCGTGGGTGTATTTGAAGGTATTGAGCGTTTTGGTCATCAATAAAACCGCTCACAAACGCATTTTTGCTATTGATGTTCTCAAAATACGGATGCCTTGTATTGAACGCCTCGCCTGTGGTGCCGGGGTTGTGGTCTAAACCTTTGGGAATCTTGGGTAAATTTTCGGGCAGTTTTTCTGTAATTTTAGCATTTTTTCCGTGCTGACGAAGTGTGCAACGGCAACGGTAATCAATGGGCGGGAAATACCTGCTCCAGAAATCATCTTTAATGGGCTTGATGATGCCGTTGAGTTGGGCGTGGCTTTCACGGGTGTTCTCGTCCATGACGGCTCTGTACTCCAAGTTCGGGAACGTGTCGGCATCTTGCAAGTAGGCTTGCCACTCTTCGGCTGCTTGTATAGAGAGGGCAAACTGCACTTTTTCGGTGTCGTTGTGGCGTTCCATTTTCAAAAACAAGGCTTTGGTGTCTGCTTTGCTTAGTTTTTTGCTTTTTTCAAAAAACGTACTGGCTTTGGCAAGAGCAAAAGCGTAGGCGTTTTGGGCGAACTTGGCTTGTAATTCGGGGTAGTCGGTGTCTTTTAAAAGGTCTTCAATAGGCTTTTGAAATTCGTTTAAATAATGGTTAAAAAGCCTATCATCGGGGTTTTTCCAGAAGTCGTCAAAATCAAAACCGAATACTTGCCAAAACAAAAAACCGCTAATTTCGCTTGCCTCAATTGTTTCGTTCAGGATTTTTTTTTTAGCGAAAGCAAATAGCTTTCGTAATCGGTTTCTATGTGGTGATGGTGGAAATCCTCCTCCTGCTTCTTCCTTCCTGTCTCCTGTTTCCTCTTAAAATATTCCCAAGCAAATACAGTATTCTCGGCAACAAGCCCTTTTTTGGCAAGCAAGGGCAATACTTTGCCGTTGATTTGCTCCAAAACGTAAAGCATATCGGCCTCTATGTACCAATCCAAAATACGTTCTTGGACTTCGGCAGAGCCTACAAAGGCTTTTTGGTCGGCGGTGGCAACCTGCCCGACAATAATCTTGCTGATTTGCTCATCACAAAACGTAATCATTTCTTTGTAGATTTGATGTGGATTGGCGGTGCTTTTGGTGTCAATGGCTTTGAGTTCTTCGTCTGTATCCAAAATAACGTAAGCATTGGAGCCAAAACTCGCCAAGGCGTAGTGGCGTTTCTTGATTTCTTCGGGGTCGGTTACGGGGGTATTAAGCGAAAGAAACGGCATTCCGAATAGCTCGCTATGTCTTGACCAATCCGAGAGCGAAAACCGCTTATAAATAGCGTATTGCGAAGCAAAAGCAAGCAAGCCTACGTTTTTGTACGGATTTTCAAAAACCAGCAAATCCTCAAACAATTCAAAAGGAATGCCTTTGTCGTGACCCACCACAAGCTCTTGTTTTTCGGGGCAAAGGTACACTGGCTCTATTGCTTGTACGATATTTTCTGAAAACTCACAAGCCGAAGCCCAATAAAACAAACTATCCAAAATAACATTGATGATTTTTTTGATAAGTTGTTTTACTGCAGCATCTGGATTGCTTGTGTTCTCTAAGATAAACCTTTCCGAGAGTGTGCCGTTTTTGCGGGTTTGAAGCTGGGCGTGTATTTGGGCATCAAAACACACCTGCTCTATCAGCTCGTAAATGTCTTGTTTTCTATAAAAAGGCGGAGCAACAGCCTCGCTAATGGCGTTTTTCCAGTCTTTGATGTGCTTATCGGCATAAAACACACGGCTTTTGTAGCCGTTTTGCTTGCTTGCAATGGTTTTTTTTGCGGATAGCTTTTCAATCTCCAAGAGAAGTTTGTCTTGTTTAGATTCGCTTCTGACAAAGCCTTGCAATATTTTTTGTAGAAAATTCATAACAGCGTATTGAGTATTTTTGACTCTTTTATTCCTTTCTTCTGCGGTTGCTGCCTAAGGCAAATTTGCTTGTGTTTTCGCCCTGCTCGTTTTGCAACAAAGGCAAATTAGGGCTTAGCGTGCCTTTGGCAACGGCTTTGAGCCACTCCAAAGCGTCATCATAGCGTTTTACACGTATTTCAGGAATCTGATTTGGGTTAATACGGCTGTGTAAGTGGTACAAAAGCATATCCACGGCATACATCACTAATAGCTGGTTTCTGCTTTCATTTGTCGTTATCCAAATCTGCGACACCTCAAAACGTTGCCTCAAATAGCTTTCTATCTCTGAAAGCGTAGCCAGTTCTGCCTCGTGCAAAAGACTAGCGTCTTGCTCTGTAATTTGCGACAGGACGCTGCCTCGTATTTGTTTTCTGAAATCTTGTTCTGTGAGCCAAATCATGTGTTTTCTACTTTAAAAATGATGTTGCTTGTTCCGCCCGCTGTGTCGTTTCGGGTAATAGTTACTTTTTTGCCTGTTGCCTGCGAAAGCTCCTGAAAGCGTCTGAGCAATTTATCCGAAACGTCTTCGCTGGCAGTATTGAGTGTACAAATCAATTCGGGCTGCTCGGTGGTTTCGTTGTAGTCAATCTTAAATTTAGTTGTCTGCATAAAAATTAAGTATATGGTTAAAATTGATGGTTGCCATCTTGACAATCTCCTTCCTTCTGTCTATCTTGTTTCATTTTTCTTGAATAAGCCAAAAAACACGGGCTTGCTTTCGCTACCGCCTCTTAAATATCTTGAAAACTCTTGTTTGAACGCTTCGCATAAGAAATAATCGTTGGCATCGGAAGCGTGTCCATGCTTTTCAAAACTCACGCCGTTTTCCTGCGTTTTTTCTTTGTGTTTTGTGCCGTCGGCAGCTTCTTTGAGGTAGCTGTAATCGGCGATGGTGTTTTTACAGCTTTCGTGTATTATAATTTGCAAATCGTATAAATTTTGCTCCAAAATGCTGTTGATAAAATTGCCACGCATCACGACGGCTGGGGCTTTGGGGGCAATACGCAAGATAGGTTTGAAACTTTTTAGTTCGCTTTGAATAATCGTGTAATCGTTATAGCCTTTTTGGTTGCGGGTGTCTTGGTGTTTGCCTGCGGGGTCTCCGTACACAAAAAGCCCCGTTTCGTGTCCTTGGTATTGTTTTTTAAATTCTCTGCACAAAGCCATCGTGTTGTTTCGGGGGCTTTTAAGACAAATTTCGTTGATTTGCCTAGCCTGTTTGCCTGTTATCTGCCAAATACAGAGCGTAACGTAAGGATTTACATTAAAATCAAAAGTGATATGTAAAGGCAAGTCTTTGTCGTAGCGACACACCCCTGTATGCGTATTTCTATCAAAGCCTTTATAAAATTCGCCTCCGCCTTTGGCAAACGGATTGCCGTAAATTAGCATATCTTGCAGGTTCGAGGGCAGTATGGATTTTTGCCGGTCAATGTAGTCTGCGGGTAGGTTGTTTTGGTTGTGATAAGCCGAGCTAATCACCACAAACTTGTTTTCTTTGGTTTTTTGTTTGAAAAATTCTCTTTGGCTGTAAATCGTATTTTGTATGTCGGTCTCAAAATCGTAGAGAGCGAAAAACTCGTTTAAGAATGGATTTTTGGAAGGGCTTGTAAACACAAAAAGCTGATTGAGTTCCGAGCCTGTTCGGAGTGGCTCGGAGTGGCTTCCGAGCTATTCCGAGTGTTTTCTGAGCTTATTCCGAGCCTGTTCGGAGTTTCTTCGGACGCGTTTTTCTGCCTCAGGCGCCCCAAGATAACCTCCGTGATAGCTTCGGGTCGGGTGTCTTTGGTTTCGTCTAAGCACGCCCACGAAATTTCAAGCCCGTCGATAGGCTTGTAATTATCCAAGCTATGGTAATGAATCAGGGCTCCGTTGCAAAAACTAATCACGTTTCTGTAATTCTCAAAATTATGATTTTCTAAATTGAAAGATGCAGGAGGTTGTACGCCTACGGTATAATGTCCTTGTTTGGTGTATTCGTTGTATTCTGTCCAGCCAAAATGGTGTTTCCAGACCTCTCGCACCCGAAACAAAGTAGTCCCCGAGAGTTGGCTGTAGGTGTTGGCTGCAATCAAACCCTTCTTGTGCGGATAGGATTGTATAAATCTGCCCGCAACAACGCCCATCAGAAAGGTTTTGCCCGCTCCTTGTCCCGCCAAAAACAAATTGATGGCTTCTCGGCTCTCAAAAATCGTTTTTTGCGGAGCTGACAAAGAAATGCTCGCAAAATCGGTTTGTGGCAATTCGGTATACGCCTGCAAACTGGCTTTGTTTTGGGCTTTGTCTAAGGCACTAAAAAGCCTTTTTAAATTTTCGTCTTTTTTAGCCATTTTAAGGCGTTATTTTTTGTTCTGAACAAATGGTCGTGTCGGGAGGAGATAATTCATTTTAAACGACTTTAAACGGTCTTTAAACGGTCTTGCGAGTATTCACCCACTCGGCAAAACTTCTATAAAAATTTAAGTAAAAATCTCGCCTGTCTGGCATTACCTCATCCAAGTATTTAATAATCGATAAACCGACTTTTTCTACGTCGCTTAGCTCTGTGCCTTTGATGCTGTTTTTTTCTATAAGGCTTTGTAGTTTAGTGAGTTCGTCCACGTCTATTTCTTCCTGTTCTATTTTTGTGGAAAAAATATCTAATAGCTTGACGTAATGCCTGAATCGCTTGTCGGCAATTTTGAGCAAAGCCTCTTTCTGTTCGTCCCAGCCATGTGTTTTTCGCCAAGCCAAAATAGTGTGTTCGGTTACTCCCACCTTTTCTGCGATTTCTTTTTGCGTATAAGGAGAGTAGAGCCAATAGTCTTTTGCGACAATTCTTATCTGCTCGGATTCTTCGGATGTTCTCTTGGTTGCCATATTGCCATATTTTTTACCCAAAAATGGCATAAAACTTATTCTTTCATAAATAGATGGTAATTGCAACTTTTTTCTTTCAAAGGTGTATCAAACGAGTATTTTTTTTGCGAAAAAAACCTGTGCAATTTTGGCAAAAAAAATAAAGATGGCAGAATTAACTTTAACAGATGAAAGCCTGAATCGTTACGGCACAAGAATACTAAGCAAAGGTGTTAGCCTTGCGAATTTCAAGAAAAACCCTGTGATGTTTTACAACCACGACAGAAGCAGGCTTCCGATTGGCAAGTGGGAAGGCATAAAAAACACAGAAGGCAAGCTAAGGGCTACTCCAAATTTTGATTCGGGCGATGAATTTGCCAAAGAGGTTAAGCGAAAATTTGAAGAAGGGTACTTAAACGCCGCTTCGGTAGGCATTTTGGTAACGGCTGTCAGCAACGACCCCGAACTGATGCTACCCGGGCAATCCAACCCCACGATTACCAAATGCGAGCTGATGGAGGCAAGCATTGTAGATGTCCCCGCCAACGCCAACGCTGTAAAACTTTACTATAAAGATGTTCAAGGCGAAATTTTAGAGCTATCCATCAATAATTTTAATCATTTTGATATGAACAAAGAACACGCAAAAGCCTTAGAAGCGAAAATAGAAGGCTTAGAGGCAAAAGTAGAAAATTTGCAAACAACGCTTGCCGAACTCAAAACTTTTTTGGTAGAGTTTAAGGAGGAAAAAGAGGCAATCACCGCCTTCAAGGCTTCAGATATTATAGAGGTTTTGAAGCAGCAAGAGCGAAAAAAAACTGATAAACTACTTGAAAAGCTAAGTGAGCATCCAGAGCGTACTTTTTCGGATTGGTGGCTTAAAGATAACAAGTTTTTGAAGGAACTGAAAGCAGGGTTTCCAGAAAAATATCAGGAGTTGGAAGCAAAATAATACTCAATACTTAATACTAAAAAATATGGCAATCAAAAAAGAACTTTGGTCTAAATATATTGTAGCCAACCTATTCAGAGGGGCTGAATTTATGAATTTCTGTAAACGTGCCGATGAGTACGTATTACAAGGGGCATTGGTACACATTCCGCAGGCGGGGGCAAAGCCTTCGGTAGTCAAAAACCGAAGCACGCTACCCGCAACCATCACCAAGCGTACTGACACAGATATTGTGTATTTGCTTGAGGAGTTTACCTCCAACCCTACACTCATTAGCAACGCCGAAAAGTACGAAGAAAGCCCCGAAAAACTGGCTTCGGTGCTTGATGAGCACGTGCAAACCATCAGGGAAACAATTGGAGATGAAATTATATTCAACTGGCTATCGGGTTTTGCTGCCACTGGTGCTGGCTCACCGTCTTCAGCGATTGCAGCAGCCACCGTACTACGCACCACAGGAGGCAACACAGCCGCTCACATGGCAGCCGCCACAGGCAACAGAAGGCTCTTTTTAAAAGAAGATTTGCAGGCAGCCAGAACGCGTATGAACAAAGATAATGTATCCAAAGAAGACAGATACGCCTTGATTTCTTCGGATATGCTCGACCAGCTCATGCAAGATGCCGACCTCAAGAAACGAGATACCTCTTTGGAGTTGGACATGAAAAACGGGGTCATTGCAAGGCTCTACGGCTTCAATATCTTAGAGCGTAGCTATGTGGCCACCTACAATAACGCTGCAACGCCTGCAATAAAAGCTGTAGGGGCTGCGGGGGCAGCCACCGACAACGACGTGGTGCTTTGTTTTCAGAAAAACTCCGTGGAGTTGGCACTTGGCACGGTGCAGGTTTTTGAGGAATTAGACAAGCCTGATTATTACGGCGATGTGTATTCGGCTCTTGTGAGAGCAGGTGGCAGAAAAACAAGAAGAAACGCCGAGGGCGTGATAGCTATCGTGCAAGCTGCGGGGGTGTAATTGTGTAGCCATGGAAAAGCCGACAAAAACAAATTTGGAGCCCAAATTGACAATAGACGATTTGGAGCAATACTGGAAGCAACGCCCCGAAGCAAGTATTTTATACCAAGTAGGCGAGCAATTCTTTTTTGAACTGCATTATGCCGAAAATTACGCAAAAATAACAGAGCCAGAGATTATTACACACCAAAAAGATGGCAAAGATACCAAATAAAGGCGAAGAAAAGAGCGAATTTGATTTCTCTCCGTATTGGACAATTTATCCCAACGCAAAAATATTGTATTTGGTGCTTGTGCAGGGTTCTTGCCTTGTTTTTGACACTAAACTAAAAGCGGAAAAGTACCAAAAAGACATCAAAGAAATGCGAGGCTTAGAAAGTAGCTTGCAGGAAATTCAAAAATAAAACAAAAAATGCAAATAATTCGAGAAACTGACAGAGCCACAAGGTATAATATTTTAATGAAGCTGTTGGCTTTATTGGGGTTTTCTTCTATTGTCCAATTTCAGAGAGCAAGAGGGCTAAGCCCCGACGGCTTGTTTGGTATCAACTCTTGGAACACCCTGTATAGATTGCTGCTAAGGGTACAGGATATACCTAATTTTGGAGGGCATTTCTTTTCCCAAGTATTTCCTAAAAATCAAATCGTCTGGCATCATTCAGCAAGCTGGGACAATGCTAGCGGTATGTTTGATTGGTGGCGTAATGACGGAGTTACTCACGTAGCTACTGCTATCGGTATTACCGATGACGGCACGGTCTGGAGGGGCTATGATGAAAGTTTTTGGGCACATCATATTGGTATGCGACACGTAAATAATCTTGCAAGAAACCAGCAAAGCGTAGCAGTAGAAATCTGTAATTGGGGAAACCTTACAGAGCGAAACGGTAGGTTGTTTTCTTGGGCAAATGCAGAAGTTCCACAATCTAAAGCCATTGAGCTTAATTTTAAAGGCTCAAAGTTTTATGAAATCTATACAGATGCCGAAATTGAAAGTTTGAAAATCTGGACTTTGCTTGTAGCTATGCGTTTTGATATACCTCTTGCTTATCGTGAAAGGGATATGTGGGAGGTAAGCCAAAATGCTATCAATGGAGTAGCAGGTATATATACGCATAATAGTTTTCCCGTTGGAAAAAATGATGTAAGCCCCCAGCCTAAATTGATTGCAATGGCAAAATCTTTAAAGGATTGGGAGGTGTAAAATGGAATTGGTTTGGATTGAAAAAATGCTAACAGTGATAGTGTCTATTTTTGTTGCTTGGGGCGTGATGCGTGAACGAATACTTAAACAAGAGATGAAATCTGAGCGAATCGAAAAAGACTTTTTAAGGCTGCAAGAAAGCCACGAAGAGCACAAAGATAGAATGTATGAAATGTTGAAAAGTATTTCAGAGCAGCAACAAAAAATATTATTGATTTTAGAACGAAATAACGTAAGATAATGAACTTTAGTTTTAAAAATATCACCAAAGACGCATTCTTAACGATTGTAGGCGTGCTTTTGAGCGTAGCAATTACGCTTGCGGGCTTGGTTCTTTTGTACCAAGAAAAAATAAATATCAGCGAACTTGGAGCTTTTTTCGCTCTTGTCTTACCAATTTTATTTGGCTTTGCTTTGGCGGGTCGTAATAAGCCTAACGAATAACCATGAACAAGTATGCAATTTTTGGAATCATTGTTTTGGTTGCTGTTGTCGCCTCTTTTTGGGTATCTGATAGGTTGCATTTTCGCAAAATCAACAACGAAAAAGCCGAAACGATAAGAATTTTGCAAGAAAAGCTAAGCAAGTGTACGAGCAACAGCATTGTTTTTGAAGGCAAGGTGAAAAAGTCAGATTTGAATTTAAGGCAGCTTTTTCGAAATCAAGCAAAAGATACCTGTCAAACCGACACGATAAGTATCGTGAAATGGTGGGGCGATTTGAAGCCCAAAGAGCGTAGACGATACCGAAAACAACTTTAATGAAAGACCTCTACAAAAATATTGCCCAAAAACTCAAAACAGAAATAGGTTGCTGTGTGGATTTGTGGAACAAACAAACCGAAAGGCAATCGGAGAGCCACCCGCTGTTTTTGCCCGCTGTTTTTATAAGCCTTAAAGAGGCTGTTGTACAAAGGAGCAAAAACGGACGCCAGCAATTACTTGTAAGCATTACTTTGTATGTGGTGCAAGAAAGTTATTCAGATGCTTTTGAAGGGGCAGAAACGCAAGACAAAGCCTTAGAAATATTTGATTTTTTGGAGCAAGTGTATGTGGTGTTGCAAGATTTTGGCGGGGAGAAATTTAGCCCTTTGGAGCGAAAAAGCACCCGATTTGATGACAATTACACGAGTGTCATCGCATTTGAAGTAGATTTTAATACCATTTACGAGGACACCAGCAAAATAGATAGCAAGCAACTTCGCGTAAAACCCGACTTAGAACCACAAAGAATTTACTAACATGGCAAGACCGCAAGTACAGATTACCAACATAACAGGCAGTTTGGGAGGAGTGCTTCCTACCGCCGATGGCGTTTGTTTGCTTGTTCACAACGCCCCTGCCGCCTATACTTACACCGAAAGTGTATTTACGGAGCTTTCGCAAGCCGAGCAAGCGGGCATTACGGAGGCAAACGATACGGCACGCAGCTTTTTGCTTTGGGAACACGTCAAAGACTTTTTTACGCTTAACAGCACAGGGAAATTGTATGTGTTTAGGACTGATGCCACCACGCTGGCAAACCTATTTACGGTTGGAAATGCAGCCAATACAGCCCTGCAAAACTTTTTGGCAAGCAAACAAGGCGATATCAAAATAGTAGGCGTAAGTTTTGTGCCTGCCACCGAAACGCACACCACAAGCATTAGTACAGACGTTCAGGCAGCTATTCCGCTGGCACAAGCGTTTAGCCAAGCCGAATACACCCGCCTAAGACCCATTGAAATTATTTTGGAGGGGAGAAAATTCTCAGGCACCGCTTCGGCAGCCATAGACCTGCGAGCCTTGAACAGTGGCAACGTGAGTGTGGTGGTTGCCAGAAGCAAGGCAAGAGCCACAGCATTGGCAGTATTGGGGGCAAATTATGCACAGCTTGGTTTGCTGCTTGGCAGCCTTGCTGCCGTACACGTAGGCAGAAATATTGGACGCGTAGCAACTGGAGCCTTGCCCAATGTACAACAAGCGAGTTTTTCGGGCGGACAAACACCTTACGAAACGCTCACAGATGGAGACTTGGATATCTTGTCGGATAAAGGCTATGTGTTTATGGACGCTTATCCGGGCAAATCGGGCTGGTTTTGGGTGGACGACCATACCTGTACGCTTCCCAACAGAACCGACGCCCAAATCGCCTACAACAGGGTTGCCCATAAAGCCGCCAGAATCGCCATAAGAACGTATGTAGAAAGACTCAAAGGCGAGTTCGCAGTGAGCAGAACTACGGGCAGGTTGCTTGCCCTGACGGTGCAAACCCTGCAAAACGACCTCCAAAAAGCAATTGAAAATGAAATGATTGCCAACGTTGACCCTTCTCGGGAGCAAGAAATTTCGGGGGCAACGGTGGTGATTGACCCTACACAAAACGTGCTGGCAACCTCAAAAATCGTTGCAAGACTTCGCATTGTTCCAATGGGAACAGCTCGTATTATCGAAACACAAGTACAACTTGTAAATCCAGCGTCTAACTAACTATTATTATGGCAAGAGAATATTCAGCAAAAGACGTAAAGCTATCCATGCTTAACAGAGAGTTTTCGGCTATCAGCATTGATTATAGTGCTTCGCAAGAGAAAACCAATATGTTTGTACTCGGCAAAGCCACCCCTCATGCCGAAGTGGTTGGCAGAAAAGAGTTTGAGGGCGAAGTGGTGCTTCCGCAAAGCGAATTTGAGGCAATAGTAAGAAGTTTGCCCGTAGAACAAGACCCGTTGGATATCGCCCCCTTTGATATTATAGTCGTGTATCTTGACGAGGTGAGCAACCTGATGGTCGTAGATATTTTGCAGAATTGTAGCTTTTCGGGCTACGGAAAATCCATGGCTAACGATGACGGCATGATGGAAATAAGCATGCCTATCAGAATTTCAAACATCAAACTCAACGCAAGAAACGATTAGGGAAGCAGGAAGCAGGAAGCAGGAAGCGTATTTATTCACTCACTTATTTATTTATGGAACTTTCAAAAAACACACAACCCACAGACGAGCAAGTTTCGCAGTGGCAGGAGCAATACGGCAGGCTCAAAAAAGCTGTCGTAAAAGATGCCGAAAACGAAGAAGAAATGGCGTTTTATTTTAAAAAAATAGATTTAAAACTGCTTCGTTTGGCTAATCAGGTTCTTACACAAGAAAAAGATACCGTCAAATATGCCGAAGTCATCCTGAAAAATACCATTATCAATGGCTTGGATTGTTTGGAGGATAGTGATGTGTTTTTAGCTCTTGTGCCGATTGTGGATAAACTTCTGACAAGCAAAGTTGCCAGTTTAGAAAAAAACTAATTGACGCAAAAATCGCTTCTAAAACGTGGTTTTTGCGAAAAATAGATGCACAACTGATGTATTATTACCACTGGACACCACAAGCCATAGAAAGCCTCACAGAGCAACAGTATTTGGAGGCTTGGCAAAATTTGGTCTGGATAAGAGAGGAAGAGGCAAAAGCACAGAAAAAAGCCCAAAAGCGTTAAGCTAAAAAATCATCTTTGATGCTTTTTTTGGACACGGATTTTTGCCATTTGTCCGCCAAAACAAACAAAGGAATACAAAACAGCAAAATACCCCAGAACACCACAGACAAAACATCTAAAAGGTAACACGCTCAAACGAATAAAAAAGCAATTATCCAACGCATCATGGTAGAGTTTGAAATAAATTTTGGCAGTAGTTTCAAAGGGCTTGAAATGCTATCCAAGCTCGTGGATGGCATCGGAAAAACCTTTGAAAACACCCAAAGCAAAGCTACTAATTTTTTTACCAAACTACAACAACCCATCGATTGGGACGGCTTGGGGCGTACACAGGCGCAACTCAATCATTTTGCCCAGAACATCCAGCGTTCCACTGATGCCGTGATGGGTTTTGTGCAGCCTGGTGTTGCTTTTGAGCAGAAAATGGCAGAACTTAAAGCGGGTACAGGTGTAACGGGTAAAGCTCTTGAGGATATGGGCAAACAAGCCCGTAGTTTGGCTGTGGAAATGGGCTTACCCGCCGAGCAAATCGCTGACGTTTATTTGAAAAACCTCTCCAAACTTTCGCCTGAACTCGCCAAGACTGCCGACGGGCAGAAAGCCTTAAATGATATGACCCGGGTTCAAGCGATGCTTGCCAAAGGTATGGGCGGAGACTTGGCAGGGGCAACCGATGCCCTTACAACCATGATGAACGCCTATAATGTGGACATCAGTAAGCCCGAAGAGGCAGCCAAAAAGATGGCAATGATGGGAGACATGCTCACGGTTTCGTTCAAAGAAGGTGCGATAGACGTAAAAGACCTTTCGGCTTCCATGAAAACGCTCGGGGCTACGGGTTACATGGCAAACGTAAGCCTTGCTGAGACGCTGGCAACCACGCAAGTATTAGGGCAAAAAGGAGCAAAAGTAGCCGCCGAAGGAGGTATTGCTTTACGAAACGCCATTACACAACTTGGACAAGGCGAGCTGATGCCCGAAAAAACGCTGGCTTTGCTCAAAGCCTCTGGTGTGAATATCTCTGTTTTGACCGACAAAACCAAAGATTTTGCCGACAGAATGCAAGAGTTGAAAAAGGTTGGCAATGACGCTGTTCTAGCTGAATTTTTTGGCAAAGAAAATCTTGTCGGAGGTCAAGCAATTCTTGAAAATCTTGACCAAATTAGAGACCAAACGATTAAAACGCAAGACGCCACAGGAGCAAACGCTGAGTTTGCTGGGCAAATGATGAACACCGCCCAAGGCGCTTTGGACAAACTCAAGGCAACTTTCGACGATTTGTCTATTTCGGCGTTTGAAAGCCTCAAGCCGTATGTGCCTATGATAAGCCTTACAAGCCAACTGGCTGTGGGCGTGAGTGCTGTTTTGCCCTTGTTTTCTACGATGGGCAATTTGCTTAAATCGGGGGCTACGGGGCTGATGCGTTACGGCTTGGGGCTAAATTTTGCAAACGGGGCGTTGCAATTCCAGAAAAAAAGCCTTTTGGGGGCTATGTTGGGGCTTGTTCGTTGGGCTGGAACGATGATAGCAAGCGGTGTAGCAAGTTTGGGAACTTTTCTTTCTTCGCTGGGAGCTACTACGGCGGGTACTTGGCTATTCAATACGGCACTTTCGGCAAACCCTATCGGGCTTGTAGTGATTGGTATTGCGGCACTTGGGGCGGCGTTGTGGGGTTTATACGAATATTTTGGAAGTTTTGGGAAGATGTTTTTTAGGCTTTGGACATTCGTAAAAGAATGGAATCCGTTTACCCTGCTTGCTAAGGCAATAGATTATGTATTCGGGACGGATATGATGGGAAGCATCAACTCGTTTTTTTCTTGGGTAGAAGAAAAAATAGCGTGGTTATGGGATAAAATAAAAGGCGTGGGCAAACTTTTGGGCTTTACAAGCGATGAGATAGATGCCAAGCAAAACGCAGGTAAAGCTCTTATAGCAGAACTACCCGAAGGCTTAAAAATTGAGGATAAAAAACAAGTAACCGATATTCTTGGCAGAGGCTCTGAAATTAGCAAAATCCCTGATTTTGGCGAAAAAATCAAAGGAAACGCCAAAACCCAAAAAGGCTTAGAAGGCGTTTCGGGTGGCGGCTCGAAGGCGGTTAATATTACTATAAACTTGCAAAAATTGCAAGACAAAATAGAAGTACACACCACTAGCGTCAAAGAAGGAGCAAAAGACATAGAGCGTCAAATGACGGAGCTATTGATGCGTGTTTTAAATTCAGCCAATCAATATCAAGCGTAAAAAATATGGCAAGTGTATTATTTGACATAAGAGAGCTGTACGGCAAAGTTTGGGGAGGGCGGGTATTTCCTGAACTAATCAGAAGAAAATCAAAAAATCCAGAAGGCTACATTTTTGGAAGTAAAAAAAAGGAAGAATTTAGTGTAGATAAAAGCGTAAGCAGACCTATTCAGAGCGAGCTAACATTGGGTTTGAATAGAGACGAACTGCGTTTTATGGTGCCACCAATTATTACACTACAAGGCAGCGTCAATGTGGTAAAAACAGTAGTGGCAGGCTTGGACGGCACAATAAAAGAGATAGCCAGTACAAACGATTATACGGTCAGTATCAAGGGTTTTTTGGTAAGTTCTAAACGGGTAGAGGTGCAGGATGAAACAGAGGGGCTTCGTTATTTTTTGAACCCAAAAGATTTTCCCGAAAAAGAATTGAGGCAATTACGGACTTTTTTAGAAGCAAAAAAAGCCTTAGAAGTGCTTAAAAGTAGGCTTTTGAGTTATTTTAACATCAAAAAAATATTGGTAGAGAGTTTTAGCTTCCCCGAATTGGAGGGCTATGTGTCCGCGATTCCCTTTGAGATAGAAGCTGTCAGCGATATGGAATATACTTTAATTTTAGAATAATGGCTTTTTTGCTTACCTGCCTGATAGAAATTGACACATTTAAGTTCAGGTACGCTGAAAACGTAGAAATTGAAAGCAGCGGACAGGAACTTGGCGATAAATGCACGATTAGGCTGCCTAACAAAGCTGTTTTGAGAAAAAGTGATACTGAAACAGAAGAATTGAGTTTAGAGAAAACCTATAAAACAGGAATGCCTGTCAAAGTGGCGTTGGGCTATGATGGCAATAACAACGTGTTGTTTGAGGGCTACATTGCCCAAATAAAACCCAATACGCCTCTGGAGGTTATTTGTGAAGACGAGATTTACAAACTAAAAAGAAGTAAAAAAATCAGTAAAGCATACACGGGAACACTCAAAGAGCTTTTGAAAATGTATTTTGAGGGCGTACAATTAGACAAAAATATGCCAGACGTGAAACTCACAAATTTTACGCTCAAAGAAGCCACACAAGCCGAAATTTTGAAGCAACTCAAGGAAGCCTACGGATTGTATGCGTATTTTAGGGGTAAAAAATTATATGTTGGGCTACCTTTTTTTGAAGGTTTTGAAAAAAAACACAAATTTCATTTTCAGAAAAACATTATTTCCAGCGATTTAGAATACAAAAAAGAAGAAGATGTGCGTGTGAAATGCGTTGCGATTAGTTTTTTATCTAATAACACAAAAATTGAAGTAAAAGACGTAGGCGATAGCGATGGCGAGCAAAAAACCTTTCATTTTTTTGGCATCACCGACAAAGAACAACTCAAAACGCTTGCTGAAAACGAACTCAGAAAACTGAAATTTGAAGGCTATAGGGGCGGTTTTGAAACTTTTGGCGTGCCTGTGGTGGCTCACAGCGAAACGGTGCAATTGTATGATAACAGATACGCAGAACGCAACGGACAAGGCTACTTGATAGATAAAGTAAAAACGACTTGGGGAACGGGCGGGTACAGGCAAAACATAGAAATATCTAAAAAAGTATGAAGGTTTTTGATGTAGCTTTTGAAAATGATTTGGTGTTTGGAAACGGGGATTTTAAAATAATTGAAAGCACCGCCCAGCACATTGGTTTTTTGCTTATAAGCGAACAGGGCGAATGGAAATACGCTCCTCGTGTAGGGGCAGGCATTCGGCAGGCTCTCAATGAAGATGGTGATTTGCTTGTAATGCAAGGGATTATCCAAGGTCAATTAGAGGCAGACAGTATGAGTGTCAAAGAATTGCGTTTAGACGACACTATTTATGTAGATGCCGAATACAAACAAAGCAATTTTTAGTGTATGATAGAGCAATTACGGCGAGAAATGAGGCGTTTTAGCACGCAAAGCGTGTTTCAGATTGGCATTGTGAAATCAGTAGAGAAAACAAAGGCGATTTGTAGCGTTGCTTTGCTTGAAAACGAAGAAATCGTATTTGAAAATGTACGCTTGCAGGCAATAGACAATGAGCAAGACAACGGCGTTTTGTTGTTTCCCAAAGCCGAAAGCAGCGTAATTATTGGCAAGATGGATTATGTAGATAGTTATTTTGTGGCAATGTTTTCGGAAGTTGAAGAAGTTAGCTGGAAATTGGACGGAATGGAACGCTTGAAAATCACAGCAAGCCAAATCATATTGAACGAAGGCAGCAAGGGGGCAATGGTGGAAATCGCTAAACTTAAAAGTCGGTTAAATAGCATTGAAAATGCGTTTAATGCTCTTTTAAATCATTACAAAATACACAACCATCTGCACCCGCTAGGTCCGACAGTGGCATTTGTTGTGCCGAGTACGCAGATGAATTTACAAATCACCCAAGAAAACGATTTGGCAAACAATAGTATTAAGCAATGAAAACCTACACCGTTCAATACCAACAAAGTCTTTTAGACATTGCCTTGCAAGAACTTGGCGATGTGTCGGGCATTGTAGAACTTGCTTTGCTCAACAACATCGGCATTACCGAAGATTTGGAGGCAGGGCAAATCCTTCAAATTGATGAAACAAAAGTCTTGAAGCCTGCCGTCGTAAAGTATTACAAAGACCAAAAAATAACGCTGGCTACCGACGTTCCACGACCCAATAAATCGCAAACGATTAGCTTTGCCAAATTGCCTACCAACTTAGAACCCGGCGATACAGTGTTTTTGAATGCCGTAGCCTCAAGCGGACTGCCTGTAGTTTACACCAGCACCAACCCCAGCGTAGCCACTATCGTTAGCAATACGCTGACGGTTGTAGGCCTTGGTACAACCAGCATTATTGCCAGCCAGCCCGGCGATAGCATTTGGTTTATGGCGAGTACGAGCCAAAATTTGGTTATTGAAAATGCCTGCGACCCCTACTGCGGTTTACCTGCGAGCTTGCGTAGTGCCGTTGCGTTTCGGTTTAATGTCAAAGATGAACAGGGTTTTGTCCTTAGAAACAGCGGAGGCGTGGATTATGTAGTGTCTTACACCGACCCGATTTCGGGCATTACGATAAGCCAAAGTGTGGAGGCTCAACAAGCCGTGTTAGACGTTACTGGTTGCTTGTTTGGAGGCAATGAATCACTTTTTACTGAAAACGTGTTTGCGGTCAATCAAATCAAATCGGCTGTTGCTGTGGCTAATTTTTTAGGCGGAAACACGTTTGTTTATTACAATTGCTTGGTAACTCTTCGAAAAAACATCCCTTATAGCTTATTTTTAGGTGGGGATAATACAGGTTCTACGAATATTTATGACGCTTCGCCAGCTCAGGCAACAAATATCCGCATAAACAACCAAAACACGAGCAGCTTTTTGCCTATGAGCCAAATCAAAAGCGTTTATGTAGAAGCATCTGCTTCTGATGTGAATGTGTTTATTGGCAGAGATGGAGCGAGAGGAAATTCTTGGATTGGCAACATTTGCGACATCATCTTATTCAATCGCTTTCTAACGCCCGCAGAACTCGCCCAAATGCAGACGTATTTGGAGGGTTTGCATAATTTTACAACCTAAAATTATACAATGGCACGCACACAAGAGCAAATAGAGCAAGAAATATTAGCCGAAAAAGCCAAAT